TACTTATTTACAAATGCGTGGCCTAGTGTGGCAACGGTGGCCGCAAGCGGTTAATATTTTCCAGCCGCAACAAAACGACCGACCCGTACAAAATATAGTAGCCGGGCGCGTCACTTTTAGAGTATTATTTAACGAATTCTCACCGCAAGTAATCGGGGAAGTTCTCGAATACGTGGCGGTAAGTGTAAAAAGGGCCGAGGATGGGGAAATATCATTCGACGCCGACTACGATTATACAATTTAGGAGCAAATTATTATGCCATTATCGAGCGCCGTAGACGCCTCCGCAGTAGCGAGAGTAGTCGGAATCGAAACAAAATTTAAAGATCTACGCGGAGGGGGGATTTTATTTTTACCCCAACGTATAGCACTAATCGGACAAGGCGCGAGCGCGTCTGTTTATTCGAATGTAAAAAAACAACATACGAGCGCGTTATCAGTCGCTAACGATTACGGTTACGGTTCCCCGGTCCACTTGGCCGCGAAACAGTTATTACCACAAAACGGCGACGGTATCGGTACGATCCCGTTAACCGTTTACCCACTTGACGACGACGGTTCGGGTGTAGTTTCCGACGGGGATATTACCCCTACCGTAGCACCTACCGAGGCGGCGAGTTATATCGTACGTGTTAATAATATCGATTCGGAGGCGTTCGTCATTCCAGAAACAGGCGCAACCGTGGCGAGTGTCGTTACTCAAATGACGAACGCTATTAACGCGGTCCTCGATATGCCTATTATCGCGACCGATGGTACGACATTAGTTACAACCGAATCGAAGTGGAAAGGTTTGAGCGCTAACGATATTTATATCGAGGTTATCGGATCTACCGTAGTCGGTAATTCGTTCGCCATTACTCAGCATACCGGCGGACTGGTTAACCCGGACGTCGACGACGCGCTAGACCAAGTCGGTAACGTGTGGGAATCTTTATTCCTTAACTGTATGGATATCGCCGATACCGGGTCGTTAACTAAATATGCTACGTTCGGCGAGGGTCGTTGGGGTGCATTAACTCGTAAACCTTGTGTCGTGTTTACAGGTAATACAGCGACTACAGTAGCCGCCGCGACCGCCGTATCGGACGCTCGTAAAACGGATCGTACTAACGCCCAGTTAGTCGCGCCGGGTTCGAACGATTTACCGTTTGTAGTAGCGGCCCGACAGTTAGCGCGTATCGCTAAAGTCGCGAACAATAAGCCAGCGCACGACTACGGAAGTCAGGACGCGACCGGATTAGTACCCGGTACCGATGGCGAACAATGGACCTACGCGGATCGCGATCAGGCGGTTAAGGCGGGTAGTTCGACAACCGAAGTTAAAGACGGTGTCGTTAATATTGCCGATGTGGTTACGTTTTATCATCCGTCCGGCGATCCGATTCCGGCTTATCGTTACGTCGTAGATATCATTAAATTAATGCAAGTTATCTTTAATTTAGATCTCGAATTTGCCACCGCGAAATGGGATGGCGCACCGTTAATCCCGGACGATCAACCGACTGTAGATCGTGACGCTAAGAAACCTAAAACAGCGGTCGCGGCTATGAGTGCTATTCTTGATAGTCTCGGGCTTAATGCTATTATTAGCGACCCCGAAACTGCTAAAGCGAATACATTCGCCGAGATCGATAGTAGTAATCCGAAACGTCTAAACGCGGCGACTACCGTACAGTTATCGGGTAACTCGAACATTATATCCGTGGATCTAAATTTCGGGTTTTACTTTGGCGCACAAACAGTAGTAGCGTAATAACTTAAACTAATACGGGAGTATTTATCATGCCAGCAGTAGGCGGAAGTATTGAAAGTGTAACCCTCGACGGTCGCGAGTTCGCAGTAACAGCGGACGCGGACGCGACGCGTAAACTCGGCGGGTTTGAAAATGAATTCTCAATGAACGGTAACGGTACCGGTCGGGTGATTAAAACCCGTGTCGGGTGGAGTCTCGACGGTGTAGTAATTGAAACCGACGACAGTCGTAGCGATCAGGAATTCGTACAGGAATTAGCGGATCGTAATACCGAGTGGCCCGTCGCGATTACTTACGCGTCGGGCATTACGTATCAGGGTAGCGGTATACTCGTCGGCGAAAATGGCGCTAGTAGTCAGTCGGCGAGCCAAACCGTGTCGTTAATGGGTTCGGGTAAACTTACTCCCCAGTAAGCGGAAAAAATAGGGTAATCAATGTCGCGCGGGTACCCTATCCCTTTACCCGGTTCGCCGGGGCGTGACACCATTTTTTAAAATAGGGTGAATGTTATGTCAGAAAAAAAAGTAGTACCAGAAAATAAAGTTAATAAGGAAATGGCCGAGAGTGATTTCGACCGTTTTACCGAGTGTATGGATCTCGACCTCGACGTTACCGAAATGGACGCCGAGGATTTAACCGCATTTAATAAACAAAAAAGTAAAATAGTTAAAGCTATTATGATCGGCTCGTTAATAGTCAATGATAACGGCGAGGCTGTTTATACACCACGTAACGCGCGGTCGAAATATAAAGAGGCTTTGACGTTCCACGAACGGACCGGCGCGTCGTTAATGGCTATGGATGGTACGAAGAAAAACCACGACGTAACTAAAACGTATAAGGTCCTCGGCGATATGTGTAAAGTACACCCGAGTACGTTCGCCGGATTAGTCGGTATCGACGTTAAAATATGCGAGGCACTTTTCGCGCTTTTAATGGATTAGTCCGGGGTCAATTAGTACGCCGTGGGGTTAATGAAAAATTACGCGAACGTACTAAAAATATTAATACGTTATACCCGGTTTATTCTGAAATGCTACTACAGATAAGCCGGGATTACTCAGGACTACCGGACGTACGGACATTAAAGTTACACGAAATTTTATTTTTTTATAACGGGTTACGTGCGGAATTACAACAGCACACAAAACCGAAGGGGTAAACATGGCGGGTCGTTTTTCAGTCGAGGCAGTTTTTAAAGCAGTAGACCGAGTAACGGCCCCCGTGTCTCGTATGCAAAATCGAGTAGGTAAATTTACTCGATCTATGAATCGTGGACTTGGTAAATTAAATCGTAGTGTCGATAAATTCTCGGGCGGAATTAAACGCGCCGGGTTAGCGGTCGCCGCTAGTATGTTTATCGTCGGTGGTGCTATGGCGAACGTTATCGGCACCGGTGCCGAGTTCGAACAAACCCTCGTAAACGCCGCCGCGAAATTCCCCGGAGAGATCCGCAAAGGTACCGAGGCGTTCAAGTTATTAGAGGACGCCGCCCGTCAAACAGGTAAGACCACAGAATTTACAGCAAGTCAGGCCGCGAATGGTTTAAATTTCCTCGCTATGGCCGGGTTCAATGCCGAGCAATCTATCGCCGCGCTACCCGGTGTCGTGGATCTCGCGACCGCCGCACAAATTGACTTAGCGACCGCCTCCGATATCGCGACCGATACGTTAGGCGCGTTCGGTCTCGCTACTAAAGACGCCGCCCAGTTAGGTATTAACCTCGCGCGTGTTAACGACGTAATGGCCCGGACAACGACGTCCGCTAATACTGATATGGAAACCATGTTCGAGACTATTAAAAAGGGTGGCGCGACCGCGACCGGCGCGGGTATGGCAATCGAAGAATTCTCGGCTATGGTCGGGATTATGGCGAACGCCGGTTTAAAAGGTAGCGAGGCCGGTTCGGTTATGAAAAATATGGTACTGAAATTATCAGCGCCGACCGCCGCCGCTACTAAAATACTAAAAGGTTTGAAAGTAGAAACTCAGGACGCCGGAGGCAATCTATTAAGCGTTACTGATATCCTCGGGGATCTCAGCGAAAAAATGAAAGATATGGGTACCGCCGAAAAAGGCGCGGTCCTCGACACCCTGTTCGGTAAACGCGCTATCGTCGGTGTACAAATATTAATGAAGGAAGGCGCACAGGCGATAAAGGGTTATACAAAAGAGTTAAAAGGTGCGACCGGGGCGTCCGGCGAAATGGCGTCGGTAATGCGCGATACTTTACAGGGTCGATTAAACTCGCTTAACTCAGCTATCGAGGGTGTAAAAATATCGATCTTTACATTAAGTAATACCGCGTTAAATGGTGCCGTCGATAAAACGACCGAATGGGTTCGCGCGAACGAGGAACTAATCGCGAGTAATATCGGCGAGTTTATTGTCGACTTGATTAATAATTTCGAATCTATCGTTACGTGGATAAAACGTATCGGGATCGCGCTCGGTGTATTTATCGCATTTACCACAATATTAAAAACACTCGTTTTAACTATGACGGCGTTTAATTTAGTGATGGCGTTAAACCCTATCGGGTTAATGGTGCTAGGTGTGGCCGCATTAGTCGCCGGGTTAATACTACTCGGTAGTTTTATCGATGATATCGTCGCCGGGTTCGGGAATATGCACCCCGCTATTCGCCTTTTATATGCGCCGTTAGAAGGGATCGCGCGATTAATTAAATTAATTAAAGACGGTGGGGAATGGTTAGGTGGTAAGATCGGCGCGGGTTTATTTAAAATGTTCGGCGATAGTGGTAGCGAGGACGAGGACGAACAACAACAAGGCGCGACGGGTCCACAAGTCGTTAGCCCACAGGAACGAACCGCGAAAAGTATCGAAGAAAATACAACGGTACAAAAATCCGAGGTTACAATTAAAGCCGATCAGGGAACGAGCGCCGAACAAACCGGCGGTAAACCCGGTGCCGGTTTAAATCTACAAAACTCGGGAGCATTTAACTAATGTGGAATGATAGATTACACGAAGCGGCCTATACGTCGCCCGGTGGTACCCGGTTAACTTTTGATTATGAAAACGTACGCCGGGCGTTCGATAAAAAAACGTCGTCGTTCGAATTCCCGGACGCCGACGGTACATATATACAGGATACGGGCCACTCAGGACGCCGTTATCCTATGCGTTTATTTTTTTGGGGTGACGACTACGACCTCGCCGCCGAAGCGTTCGACGCGCTATTACGCGAGCGTGGAGTCGGTACGTTAGAACACCCTCGATATGGTACCGTAAACGTCGTACCGTTCGGTACCGTTACACAACGCGAGGACCTTAAAACCGCCGCTAATCAGGCGATAATAGAGGTTACGTTTTGGGAAACTATCGGAATTGTATATCCGTCGTCTCAGGTCGACCCGGCGAGTAATGTATTAACCGCCGTAGACGAATATAACGAAGCGGCGGCGGCGGAATTCGAGGATATTACGGATATCGCGAGCGCCGTAGAACAGTCGAGTTTTAAATCGACATACGAATCGTTAGTAGATACCGTATCGACCACGTTACAGACCGTGGCGGACGTACAGGAGGATGTACAGAAACAATTTAACGCGATTAACGATTCAATAAACGAAGGTATCGACGTCCTGATATCTCAACCGCTTAACTTAGCATTTCAAACCGTGTTATTAATTCAGTCGCCCGCGCGAGCGCTTGCTAATATTAAAGCACGATTAACCGCGTACGGGGATCTAGCGAGTTCGTTAATGTCCGGGTCCGGGGTTGCTGTTTCCGGTAACGACTCGGTTAATTCTAATGCGTATCATGCTAACGATTTAATCGCGTCGACAAGTGTTACCGGGTCGATAGTGTCGTCGGTTAATAATCAATTTACTACAAAAACCGAAGCGATAGAAGCGGCGGAAATTATACTCGCACAATTCGCCGCGTTAACAGAATGGCGCGACGATAATTTTACATCGTTAAACGAGATCGACACCGGCGGCGCGTATCAGCAATTATTAGAGGCCGTCGCGTTAACCGCCGGTTTCCTCGTCGAGATATCGTTTAATTTAAAACAGGAAAACCGATTAATTTTAGACCGTGATTATACGATTATAGATCTCGTCGCGAAACTGTACGGGAGTATCGACGAGAATTTAGACTTTTTTATATCGTCAAATAATTTAAGCGGTTCGGAAATTCTCGAACTACCGCGAGGTCGTAAAATTGTCTATTATGTTTAAAAAAATAACACGACAAATTGCCCGATTAAATAACGAGTTATATTATTTTACAGGTAAGTCGTGTAAGCACGGACATATATCTAAACGATTTGTATCGTGTAGTGTTTGTGTAAGTTGTGCATTAGAGTACCGAAAAAATAATCGTGAAAAAATGGTTGTTAGAGTCGGGGTATATAATAAAAATAATCCTAAAAAAGCAAAAATTCGCAGTCTTAAATGGCGATCAACTATTAAGGGTAAAAGTAGCGCTAACGCTAGTAGTGCTAAACGACGAACTGCTAAATTAAATCGTACTCCGAAATGGTTGTCTAAAAATGAGTTAAATATGATCGACGACATGTATAAAATATCGACAAGGGTTTCAATAGAAACAGGGGTTAAACGACATGTTGACCATACAATTCCGTTACAAGGCGATTTAGTTAGCGGATTGAATGTACCAGATAATTTACAACTATTAACCGCTTTTGATAATACGTCGAAAGGTAATAATTATGCCCACGTATAAAGTCGTTACGGGCGATACGTTCGATGTTATCGCCCGTAAAAAATATGGGACCGAGACCGACGCGTCTCGTATCGCGAGCGCTAACCCCGGCGTCGTAGAACCGCTAACGCCCTGTACCGATATAATCATCCCGGATCTACCCGAGGCACCGCAAAACAAACAGCAACAAGCCCCGAGCGCAAGTATCGACGAGACTGCTATATTAATTAATGGTGATCGGTTTCGATACTGGGATACGGTGCGGATAACTCAGTCTATCGATACAATTAGTACCATCGAATTCGGCGCACCGTTTAACCACGAAACGCCCGGATTTAAAGATACGTTCCGCCAGTTTTCGTATCAATCAATAGTAGCGACCGTCGGCGGTATTCCGATGTTTACCGGGACCATGTTAACCCCGGTACCTGTACTCGAAAACAAACGTAAAATTATTAATATTAGCGGATATTCATTACCCGGCGCGTTAAACGATTGTACCCCTCCCGCTAGTATGTTTAGTAATGGACAAAGTAAATTAGAATTCGACGGACAAGGTTTACAGGAAATAGTTAAAACACTTATCGCCCCGTTCGGTATCGCCGTCGATTTTATCGGCGATCAGGGTGCAACATTTGAGCGTGTGGCGACTGAACCCGGTAAAAAGGTTTTATCGTTTATTATCGAACTCGCTAAACAACGTAATTTAATTGTCGCAAGTAAACAGGACGGTAAACTCGTTATCTGGAATTCAGTAACCACGGGTAAACCGGTCGCGAATCTCGAACAAGGTAGCTCGCCGGTATTATCTGTTACCCCGTTTTTCAATCCACAGGATTATTATAGTCATATCACCGGGATCGAACCGGTCGTCGTCGGTGGTGAAGGATCTCAATTTACGGTTAAAAATGCACGTTTACCGGGCGTTGTAAGGCCGTTAACGTTTAATGCACCCGATACTATAGACTCGACGGTTAAATCGGCGGTAGAGGCGAAAGCGGGTCGTATGTTCGGGAATATGGTATCGTACTCGGTAAGGGTCGATACATGGCGGGACCCGGCGGGTAAATTGTGGGAACCAAATACGACTATTAATTTACTCGCCCCGGATGCTATGATATATAATAATTACGAATTTGTTATCCGGTCGGTCGAGTTCGAAACAGATAGCAAAGCACAAACAGCAGTTTTAAATATGGTATTACCCGGATCGTTTAACGGAGTGATACCGAATAATTTACCGTGGGATTAATAAGAGGCTTATATTATGGGAATACAACAAACGTTTGACGCCGCACTCGCGGGTGGTCCTATATACGAGGATGCTGCTTATAAATATTTCGGCGAAGCCGAACCGGGTACCGCATTAACCAGTGGTACATGGCGTGTTAGTCGAATGAATAAAACGACGTTACAGATTGAATGGGTGGACGGTAATGGTGAGTTCGACAATGTATTTACAAGCCTAGTCGTCGTAGCTGCGTTAACTTACTCGTAAGGTGTGATTATGAATGCGAACAAAATACAACAACATATAAGAGAACATGATGCGTTAGGATTGCCCGCACCCGGACAAATAAGTAATTTACTAAAAAATAAAAATACATTAGTTGAAATCGGTGACTCATGGGTCGCCGCCGAAACTACAGCCGCCGGGGCGTCCGCCGCGAGAGGTGTATTTAGAAATGTAAATATTAATTTAGGTAACTATTTTGAAATTGTAAATATTGCGGGTGGTAGTGGTGAAAATTTAGCCGAAATACAGGCACGATTTGCGACCGATGTACTGGCGTATAATACTGGTTACGCATTTTTAATCGGTGGCGAAAATGACGCCGCGCAAGGTAGAACCGCCGAGCAAATGTTCGCTTCTACAAAATTAATGATCGATTCGGCGGTAAATAACGGCGTTATTCTTATCGTTTGCCCTTGTCAATTAACTCAAGCGAATTTCGTAAATGATACAAGCGCCGCCGACGTTAATAACACGGCTAAACAAGTGTCATTATACAACCGTATGTTGTTGACGTATTCAATGCAGAAATCTGGTTGGATATATGCCTCGAAAGCGTGGGACGGTATTACAGATCAGAATTTTAGCGAACCTACCTATAGTCAATATGTTCCTGCTATTAAATCAGAATATCAAATAGACGCCGGTCACGTTAACCATGCGGGTGCATTCCGCGTCGGTAAAGATATAGCCGCGCAGTTAAATGATTTATTTTATCAACCTGATATGTTTCCACGTCACGATAACGATTTCGGCAAAGGTTGTGTTAATCCAATGATGCGAACCACGACGCCGAACTATACGAACGGTATAGCCGGTGGTGCGGGTATTACCGGGACGCCTCCGTCTGGATGGTATGCGCGTATTCGCAATGCCGGTACGGGTGTTTGTACAGTTTCACAAGTACCGAGGGACGACATAGTAGATGCTAATTGGTTTAAAGGCGTATGCACCGCAATGCAAAGCATACAAAATATCGAGTTTAGAGAATCGGACACGGCCGCGTTTAATTACGCTAATGTATATAAAGAAATCGCGGATTATGATATTGCTGTCGGTGATACGGTCGAATTATATGCAGAAATAAAAATTCATTCTATCAGCGGTACAGTGGTTAGCAATGGTGAACTGAATCAAGTTATCATGTCGGCTCAAATGACTAATGCGGCGAATGGTGCGGTTGATATACCTGTTTTAAATATAAGTTCCGGTAGTACGTCCGATCCTTATGTCGGGTCTGATTTTGAGGACGTACCGTTAGTTATTCATTCGGCACGATATGTAATTCCAGAAAATACAGTAAAATGGTATGTCTGGTTTAATGCAAACATTCAGAGTGGTGCGACAGGTGATACCGATTTTACTTTTGAAATTGGACGCGTTGGAATTCGCAAGATCGCATAATAAATGTCTAGTATTAATAAACTACTGTCGTTTTTCCGGGTCGTTAAAAACGAGGCTAATGTATCCGACGTTAAAGTCGATCCGGGTGGTGGTGCTAATATGACCGCCGAACATTTTAGCGATCCGGGCGACGACTCGGTCCCATTACCGGGCGACTATGTAATTACTGTCGAAGTACCTCGTAACGGTGGTAAAGCG